AAACTGGAGAGTAGTATCAGCAGCAGAAACAGTTCAAGCTGGTGCTCAACTTTTAGTAAATACAAATGGTGGGGCAGTTACGATTACTCTTCCAGCATCACCTGCAACAGGAGATGAAGTTTCATTTATGGACCAAGGTTACGATTTTAATACTAACGCATTGACTGTTGGAAGAAATAGCTCTAATATAGCTAACGCAGCCTCAGACCTAGTTGTTAATACACAAGGTGCTGGTTTCAGTTTAATTTATTCTGGAGACGCTACAACAGGATGGAGTTACAGGGAGAAATAATAGATGTCAAATTACGAAGCAACTAAATACGATTTTTCAGGAGCAAATCTTACAGGTATTGAGGGAATTCCTACAGCAACTATTGTGCCATGGTCAGACTCATCTGTGCCAACAGGATTTTTAGAATGTAATGGTGCAGCAGTTTCAAGATCAACTTATTCTGCATTATTTGCAATAATAGGTACTACGTATGGTTCTGGAGATGGCTCAAGTACATTTAACGTTCCTGATTTACAAGACAATGTACCGGTTGGAAAATCTAATAACAAAGCTTTAGCATCAACTGGTGGAGCAAACACAGTTACTTCTACTGGAAACGTTGCCGGTTCAACAGCTAATGCTACTTTATCAACACCGCAACTTGCCAGTCACAGTCACCCATTTAATGTAAGAACACCTGGTGGAGATAATAACGGCACTGCTCAAAGGGGTCAAAACGGTCCTTCAGGAACAGCATCGACTAATAACACAGGTTCAGGTGGTGGTCACTCCCACAATATGAGTGCAAACTTTGCTGGTGACGCAACTTCAGTTTTACAACCTTATTTAACAATTATTTATATTATTAAGACATAGGAGAAATTATGGCAAGTAAAGGAAATTGGACAATAGTATTTGAAGATAAAGCAGTAATTAAAAATTATGCAGAAGGAGCTTCAGAGGGTATTGGTTATATAATTGAAGACAATGCTTTTTGGAATGATTCTAAGTTTTCAAATATTTGGGCTATTCAATATGGTACTTCTAATACTTCTGATGAAGTAGAATACAGAGATGAAACACCACATGCATCATACGCAGATGCTAATTTAGGAGATATCAGTCAATTTAGTAATAAATGGGATGCAGCACACTTAATTCAATTACAAGCTGATTGGGACAATGATATTGTAGAAGGTGAAACTTCTGAAGAAAAAATTACTAGATTAGGCGCAAGACCTACATCATATTCATCATAACATCATCCAAGAAGTTAAAATATATTTTTCACCAGATAATGGTGGATTACCTCTATGTAAATATGGAAATCCAGCAGGCCAAATAACTATTCTACCTTTTTTAGGTTTAACTCTTTTAGAAAAATGTAAAAATTCTGTTTCACCACCTTCTTTAACGTCGTTTAAATAAATAGAATATGCAAAAGCTCTTGATTCAATTTCAAATCCTTTTCCATGTTCTACGTGCCAAACATGGTAACCTTCTGTAGGTAAAGTTTTTTGAATTTTCAATTGTGTGTAACGAAAAGTATCTTGTCCATATGCATCTAAAGCACCCACATTTTTTTGATAATGGTTCCAAGCTATATCAAAGTTAAAGATCATAGCTTTCAATTCTTCCCACCATATATTCATATTACCGGGTAGAGCAAAATATTGTTGGTCTTGTTTTTTTAATATAGATGCTTTTTCAAATGCTATTCTATTTATAGTATTATCAAATTTATTTTGATCTTCAAATATCTTAATTGCTTTATCACACTCTTGTTCAGTGATATAATTATCATATATTCCTATAAAATTATCTATGTTGACTGTTTTTTCATCCATTTTATTATCCTTTTAATTTAATTATTTGATCGTAAGCATGATTTTTATAGGGACCGTTTTGATTTACATAATGAAAAAATACTTGAGCCATACCCTCACCTTTATATGTACCCGGACGACCATGTTTTTGTTCACAACCAGCATATAATAATCCATCACCTTCATCGAGTTCTATTTTTTCTCCTTCAATTATTAAAGGCCAATTATCATATTTTTTTACACAAGTAGTAACAGATATTTCACACGAAGGTCTATCTGTGTGTTGTTTTAAATCAGCACCAAATACATAATATCTCCAATATGTAAAAGTAGGAAATAATTTTAAATTAGATTCTTTTTCTACTATAGGTAATTTAATATCAAGTAAACCAAGCATTAAGGGATCAAGATACCAAGCAGGGGAAAAAGATTGAACGTCTATTTTATAGTCTTTATTTTGATCTAATTTATTGTAGCAATACTTTTGAAGAATATTTAATTCTTCTTTAGAAAGAAAATTTTTTATAACTTTAAAATTTATTGTAGCCATGAAACTATACTATACCTTGTTCCTTTTATAATTGGTTCAATTCTATGTGGATACATAAAATTACTTGGAAAAAATACTATTGATCCCTTACTTAATTTAAATCTTTTAATTTCTTTATTTTTTTGATCAGTGAAAATTAAATCTCCTCCTTTATAATTATCGTTTAAATTAATAATAATACTAAGATGTCTAGGTGAATCTGTGTAATGATCAGTGTGAATTTCATATTTTCCACCTACACCATATTTTAATAAATCTATTTGATTAATTTTAGAACTGGCCATTTTATTAAATTTAATTTTATAATGAATATAATTTTTTTCTATTTCTTTTTTTATATAATTCCAATAAAACGTATTTGTAGGAGTTTCTAAATTTAAATGATATCCGTTAACATTTCTTCTGTTTACATCCAATCCACTTGCAATGGTTAATTTTTGTTTAGCTTTTTTATCTGTAAAAGATATTATTTTTTTACAAAAATCAGGGTTTATTATATTTTTTAATTCTACAATTGCTTCTAAATAATCCATGTTATGACACCTTTCTAAAAATCATTTCATTTACATACATAAATTTTCCTTTAGCGTAGTGACAATAATAAGGTATATCTATTTGATATTTATGTGATCTACATTTAAAATGTTTTGCTAAATAACCACTTAATACTACAGGTCGAGTACCATACGAGACTAGTTTTGTATTATATTTTATATTTTTTAATAACAACAATTTTATAAATAACGTAAACCTAATATCATTATTAAGATTAATTTCATGGCTTGGAGAATCATCAAAAAACACACAATCATATTTTTTATCTAAAAAAGGTAATTGTTGCTGCCACATTCCTTCTACAACTTTTAATTTTTTATTTTTTTGTTGTAACTTCCATTTGTTAAAATTTTTAATAACGTGCTTATCTTTTTCTATAACTGTATATGATCTCAAGGGATATTTATTTATCGCAGTAGCGGAGTATGCCATGCCAAAACCTATTTCTAAAACGTCTCCATGAGGTTTTAAAATATTGGCACATTTTTCCATATAAGGTTTTTCCCAAGACATCATTACTTGAAAATTATTGTAATTGGGATCAATAATTTCTTGGTTTTTAATAATCATATTTTTTACACATTTTCTAAATTGAAAGCAAAACAAATTCTTTTTTCAATTCTGTCTTCAGGTAATACATAGTGTATTAAATTATGTGGAAATATTAAAATATCAAAAAGCTTTGGTTTTATTTCAAAAGTATCTGTATCTCTTGCGAAATGAATATTATTATTGTTAGGAGAAAGATAAAATACTCCAGAATGTGTTACAGTGGTTCCTAAATGATAATGAGGCTTGTTGTACGAATTATTACCTAAAACATTTAACCAAGAATAACAAATTTTTAAATTTAAGTTATTTTTTAAAAAATTATCTAAATGTTTTATAATTTGTTTTTTCCCATCAAATTCTCCATGAAATTGAAATCCTTTTGTACAAGACATTTTTTGTTCTTCCATATAATTATTTTCTGCAAATAAAATAAATTTTTTATGTAAGGAAACAGGTATAGGTATTTTACAGTGAGTTATGTGTGCAGCAAATAAACTATATGTATTTATCATAAATAATTTTTAACATTGTTTCCAATAACAATATCCAGAGGTTCTATTTTTATCCAAGCGGTGCTGTTTTGATAATGATTAGTTTTATTTTCTGAAGATTCAGCTATATGAATTAAAGTAAACTTAGATTTTTTTACAAAATCATATAGATAATCTATCTCAGATTCAGTTTTATTTTTTAATAAAAATTTTGGAATTTTATTTTTTTGTAAAGCATCTACAATATATTCAAGTGTCATAAAACTAGAGTTTATAGTAGAGGCTCTGTCTATGAAAATATCCGAATAATCAGACATTTTACTTAAATAAAAATTTAAAATATAAGCACATTCTACAGGCCCAGTAGATGTCGCATCTGCAAATAATAGATCAATGGGATCATTAATTTTAAAAATATTATTTGATTCGAAATCAATAGTCATATTTTTATAGACTACATAATCATTTAATTTAAATTTATTAATTAAAAAATTAAAATACTCATCATAACTATTATGATGTTCTCCAATTTTTTCTAACTGTTGTTTTAACTGTGGCCAATCTTGTTGATTATCAACACACCATAATTTTCCTTTTTTATTTTCTTTTAAAGCTTGTCCTATAATAGTAGACACACACCCATGACCACATCCTAACTCTATTACATTTTTAGGCCGTTGCATTTTTACTAAAGAATACAAAAGAAAACAAAAATTTTCAGTGCCATATTCTTCAGAAAGACTATAATCACCTATTTTTAAATTGTTTCTATCTATAATATCTTTTAAATTAGTCATTTAATATTCTCGCTTTCATTCTCTATGTATTTAATATATATTATAATTTAAATATTTCAAAGGTTTTTATGTTACAGAAATTAGGGTTTTTACCAGGATTCAATAAACAAGTTACATCTACTGGAGCTGAGTCACAGTGGACAGACGGGGAAAATGTACGTTTTAGATACGGCACACCTGAAAAAATAGGTGGCTGGTCTCAGTTAGGAGATGATAAATTAACAGGTGTTGCAAGAGGTTTACATCATTTTGTTAATAAAGAGTCTATTAAATACGCTGCTATTGGTACAAACAAAATTCTATATGTTTATTCTGGTGGTGTGTATTATGACATACATCCTTTAGTTAATCCATCAGGTACAGCTATTACAAATGCATTTAGCACGGTTAATGGATCACCTACTGTCACTATAACTTTTTCTGGAGCACATGGTTTTATAGCGGGAGATATAATTTTATTCGGTGAAACATCTACTTTTAGTTCTATAACTAATTCTAATTTTGGTGCATCTGATTTTTGTGATAAAAAATTTATGGTAACAAGTGTGCCATCACCAACTACGATTACAATTACAATGCCCAGTAATGAAACAGGAAGTGGAGCTAGTACCTCTGGGGGTATAACTTATTTTAGATATTATCATGTAGGACCTGCAGAACAAGCAGGTGCTTATGGTTGGGGTATATCATTATGGGGTGGAAGTGTTACTGGAGCAATAACAACTACTTTGAATGGATCATTAAGTGCTAACGCATTTGGTACTGGTGGATCAGGAACAAGTATTACACTAACAAGCACAGTAGGTTTTCCAACTACCGGAACAAACTTTATACAAGTTGGAACAGAAGAGATTTCTTACACAGGTGTATCAGGAAATGATTTAACTGGTATTACTAGAAATGTTAGAGGAACTACAAACGCATCTCATTCAAGTGGAGATGTTGTAACTAACACATCTAGTTTTACAGGATGGGGTTCTGCTGCGGTTAATACCGATTCAGTATTAGATCCTGGTCTATGGTCTTTAGATAATTTAGGAAGTACATTAATAGCCTTGATACACAATGGTGAATGCTTTCAATGGAACGGTGATTTAACTAACGCAACTGCTACTCGTGCAACTATTATTAGTGGTGCACCGACAGCGTCACGTGATATGTTAGTGTCCACACCAGATCGTCACTTAGTTTTTTTTGGAACAGAAACAACTATTGGTGATAAATCAACTCAAGACGATATGTTTATAAGATTTTCTTCTCAAGAAGACATTACAGATTATTCTGTAACATCTGAGAATAGTGCTGGTACACAAAGACTGGCAGCTGGATCACGGATCATGGGTGCTAAACTTGGTAGAAATGCAATATACATTTGGAGTGACAATTCTTTATTTACTATGAGATTTGTTGGAACACCTTTTACATTTGCGTTTGAACAAGTTGGTACTAACTGTGGATTGATAGGACAGAACGCAGCTGTTGAGGTTGATGGTGCTGCGTATTGGATGTCTGACAATGGTTTCTTTAGATACACCGGTAAACTAGAATCCATGGATTGTTTGGTTGAAGATTATGTTTATGAAAATTTAAATACTTTATCTAGTCAATTAGTATATGCAGGTATTAATAATTTGTTTGGTGAAGTTACGTGGTTTTATCCAACAGCAGATTCAAACGTTAATACAAGAGCAGTTACTTATAGCTATTTAGATTCTACACCTAAACGACCCATATGGTTTACAAACGCTAGTAGTTTATTTGCTAGAACAACTTGGGAAGATTCTGCTGTGTTTGGTTTACCACACGCAACCCAATACGATGCAGATGATGATGCTTCGTTTGATGTAGTCGGAAACACAGATGGTGTTACTTATTATTATGAACATGAAACAGGAGTTAATCAAATAAGAGGAGGAGCTACAACAGCTATTCCAGCTAATATAACATCTGGTGATTATGACATCACACAAAAAGTTGTTAGAGGAGCAGCAACTAGTTTAGGTGATCTTAGGGGTGATGGTGAAAATATAATGAGAGTTAGCAGAATTATACCTGACTTTATTTCTCAACAAGGAAACGCTATCATACAATTAGATTTAAGAAATTATTCTAATGATGCAGCAACAAGCTCATCATTAGGTCCTTTTACTGTATCATCTTCTACTGATAAAGTAGACACACGTGCAAGAGGAAGAGCGATAGCTCTTACTATATCCAATACTGCGGTAGATAGTAGTTGGAAACTAGGGACTTTTAGGTTAGATATACACGCTGGAGGAAGACGATAATGGAACAACTAGTAATGGCTATAGCGTTGCCACTAGCTAAACAATATGGCATGAATAAAGCTTTAGAAATGGCTTATGAAAGGTTAGGTATAGCCGCTCCTGAAGAACAGGATCCATTTATTTATGGAATGAACCAACCTTTTTCTGCTGGTAATTTAACAAACATGCTTAAAAGAGCGGGAATAAGATCAGGAGCAAATATGTTAATGAACAACCTGCCTTCAGGTATATTGCCTCTTGTTGGGATTACAGGTGTAGCAACTTTAGCAAATAAATATAGAAAACAGCTTACTGGTTATGATACACAAACTGCTTATGAAGCAGCTCGACAGGAACGAATAGCAAATAAAAGATTAGATAACATTACAGATAGAATGCTTGATGGTAAAGATTATGCAAACTATGAAGATGCATTACTAGACAGTGGTGCAGGTGCTATAAAAATTGATGATACTATTTACTCAGGTCCTGATTATCAAGGTACTAATGAACGTGATGGTGGTCAAGATATTGGTCCAACAACAAGTTCTAGTGTAGGATATACGAGTAAAGATGCAGACAGAGAAAGCTATAGAGGTAGATTTTCTGAGGGAGGCATTGCAAGTTTATGGCAAAGATAGTTCAAACACTAACAAGAGCAAGCGCTGAGTACGAAGAAGATGTAGCTCACTCATTAGTTAGAGATTTAGATGCAGTATTAGAAAAATTAAACACAACATTTCAAGAAGAATTAAAACAAGAGATAGAAGCTAGAAGCTTCTTTTTAGATTAATGGCAGTAGTAAACCAATATAAATTTGTAGGTATAGATAACAGCACAAGCGGTGGAGCACTTACACCTTTAGGTTCTGGTATTCCTGCAGTCAATGAAACAATAGTTATTAAATCAATACTTGTTACATCAGCCGGAACACCGTCTGTAACTGTTACAAACAACAGTATTACAGCTATAAAATCAGCGGCTCTTACAGCCAATGTTACAACAGAATTACTAACTCAACCTTTAATAGTTGAAGGTGGTAAAGCTTTTACAGTGCAATCAAGCACTGCAGACTCGTTTGACGTAGCTATTAGCTATCTAAATATTAAGAAAGAGGTAACAACATAATGAAAATATACAACGCAAAAGTAGAAGAAACATATAGACACAAGAAAACAGGAGAAGTTTTTAAGGAGAGAAAAGACTGGGAAGTCAAAGGTTACAAGCCAGAGGAGATGGCTCAGGACGTAAAAGTTATTATGCCGCCTCTTGATTTGTTCTCAAAAACAAAGTAAAGTAGCAAAACCATGGGAATAGAAGATATACAAATTTCAGAAGAATTAGAGACTAACGCACCATCTATAAAGTATAGAGGTAACGAAGGTCCTAAATCTCCACAAGAAATGCAACAAAAAGCTGAGTATGATATGCAAGAATATATAATAGAATTTGAAAATGCATTTCCTGAAATGAAAGAATTACGAGGCACTGAAGAATACATGGATATGTTAAAAGATTATTTTAGAAGTCTAGCTGGCGGTCAACCATTACCAGAAGATCCAACAAAACCTATCAATCCTTTTCAACCAAAACCAATAGGACCATTACCAGATAAAAGACAGATGGCAGCGTATGGTGGTATCATGGGTCTAGATGGTAGAAAAAAATATGGACTAGGATCATGGTTTCAAGAAAACATTATGGACCCAATAAAAGAGAATCCTGAAGTAGCTGCGTTAGCACTTGCAGCTGGCGCTAATTATTATGATATAATTCCAGGAGATGAATACAGTAGTGAAGGTTATCTTGATAATTTTTTTAAGTACGTAAGAGAAGATCCAGATGGTTCAGATGGAGAAAGAAAATCTATACTTAGTAATATTGGATCAGCGGTAACTCAAAATCTTGTACCAATAGTTGGTGGTCTTACAGCAGGTTTGTTTACTAAAAATCAACAAGGTGGACAACAACCAGGTATGCCAAGTGACAACACAGCAATACAACTAGCCGATCTTAAAAAGTCTGCAAACATACTAGATCAAAAA